CATTAAGACAGAGATTAAATAGACTTGTTAAATCTAGAGAGTTTAAAGATATGACTCCGTTATCTGAGCCGGGACTTCCTAGCCCTAGAATACAGATGATAAGTAGTATATTAAATGAATATAGAAAAGCGGCTAGAACGAAGATGTTAAAAGAGTTTCCTGAATTAGATCGCAAGTATTCTTTGTTAACTCTTGCTAGAACTAGACTTAAAACCGGAGTATCCCGTGAAGATGTACTTGCTCTTCTCACTCAATAATTAATAATATATCATCATGGCTATTACTTTCGTAGACGACACAGCAGATGCTGGACAGACAGACTTTGCTTTTACTTTTGACTACTTAGAAGACGAACACGTAACAGTCGAGATAAACGGTGCTGTTCAACTTGCATCTGCTTACTCAATCATCGTTGAAAGTAACGGCGATACAAAGGTACGGTTAAACGTTGGAGCTTCTGAGAATCAAATCGTCCGAGTACGCAGAAAGAGCCAACCCGACACGAACCTTGTAGACTTTGTAAATGGTTCCGTATTAACGGAAGCTGAGTTAGACAGAGCGTACTTACATAATCGTTATCTTGCTGAAGAGATCAGTGAGTTAAATGATGCGTCGTTGCAGTTAGAACAAGGCGGTACGCAGTGGGATGCTCAAGGGAAACGTATCACAAATGTAGGTACTCCTACTGCTTTAGCGGACGCTACAACAAAAGCTTATGTAGACGGTATTGCATCTGCTATTGCTACAGGCGTTGGGCTTACTCCAGACTTTAATAAATTCACAGGGGACGGCACGACTGATACATTCTCTCTTTCCTTTACTACAAATGGCGTGGCTTCTTCGGCTGTGCTTGTGTCAATCGACGGTGCCGTACAAGACCCAGACGACTATACGGTAGCAGGTGGAGCAGATGAGATACAGTTCGATACACCACCTGCCAATCTTTCAGAAATCCTTGTTATTGAGCGGGGGTATAAAGTAGCAACAGACATTCCAACGGAGTATGATTGGGGAAGCGTAGCCACTGATCCTATATCAGCTTCTTATTCTTACGGACAAATAGTATAACACATTATGAGCATAGCAGTACAAATTCGCAGAGGAACCGCAACACAGAACACCAGTTTTACTGGTGCTGCTGGGGAACTCATTTACACAACAGACGACAAGAAGCTTCACGTACATGACGGATCGACCGCAGGTGGTACGATTGTTAGCGGAGGGAGCGGAGACATCACTGCTGTTATCGCAAGTACCGGACTAAGTGGAGGAGCTACTTCTGGGGACGCTACATTAAGCATAGCAAACGGCGGAGTAGACACCACTCAATTAGCCGACGAGGCTGTAACTTCCGCGAAGCTTGCGACTGCCTTAGACTTCGGATCAATCGTATAATACCATTATGTCAAACATATCAGTACAACTTAGAAGAGGAACAGACACCGAGCACAGTAGCTTTACTGGAGCTGAAGGTGAAGTAACAGTAGATACAACAAACGACACTCTTAGGGTGCACGACGGGTCAACCGCTGGTGGTGTCCGTTTAGCAAAGCTTAGTGAAGCAGGTGGCAGCGGTACAGTCACTTCAGTGGACAGCGGTACAGGATTGACGGGTGGTCCTATTACTACAAGTGGTACACTTAGCGTTGCAGACAACGGTGTTACCTTTGCTAAAATGCAAGACATCAACACTGCTAAAGTAATCGGTAGAACAACAGCTGGTTCCGGAAACCCTGAAGAAGTATCTATATTAGACGATGATACAATGGCTACAGCCTCTGCGACTTCATTAGCTACATCAGAAAGTATTAAAGCGTATGTGGACAGTCAGCTACTTTCTAAGTACAGCACTGGATGGGTGAACACAGACGGAACTACCACTGTAGCAAATTCCGCTACATTATCTTTTACTCACAGCTTAGGTACTACCGATTTAATCATTACCTGTTATGTAGCAGACGACGCAAGTGGTACTAACTCCTTTGCTGTTAGCTTGACAGATATTTCTACCAACAGTCAGGCAGTACAAGTAAAAGACATTACCACGACCGCCTTTACAGTTCAGTTAGGTTCTCAAGGTACTGTTACTACTAATAGCTCAGGTGTTGCTAATGCTACCAGTTTAGCTAGTAAGTATATAAAGATAGTAGCTATAGCATAATACGATATGATCGACTCCCTGCCTAGTCTTCTTAACACCATCCTTGTCGTAGCTCTAGGCGTGATCGGGTGGATTATCAAACGTTTAATCGAACGCTTAGACCTTGGTGATAAACGACTTACAAAGATAGAAGTAGAGTTAGCAGCACAACGAGAGCGGGACGCTGCTGTTGAAAGTAGAATAGGTAAGGTTGAAACTGCTATACAAGAAATGCACAACAAACTTGACCGCATGATGGAGATATTAATTAAGAAATGAGTCTATATAAAAACATTAATAAACGTAAGAGCTTAGGCATTAGCCGTAGTAAGAAGAAGTCAACGATCGCACCAAAGGCTTACGCTAATATGAAGCGTGGGTTTCCGAAGAAGAAGAAGTAGAGATGGGTGTATCGTTATCCATAAGCAGAGGTGAGAAAAGCAAGAAGGGCGGACTCACTGCGAAAGGTAGACGTAAGTACAACAGAGCTACTGGTTCTAACTTGAAGGCTCCACAGCCTGGCGGTGGTCCACGTAAGCGTTCCTTCTGTGCTCGTATGAGCGGTAACAAGGGACCGATGAAAGACAGCAAGGGTCGTCCTACTCGTAAAGCTTTGGCGTTGCGTCGTTGGAAGTGTTAACACATGGCTAGACCTGCTAGAAGACCTGTTGTTCGTCCTAATCCTTTAGCGTTCCAGCAACGTACTATTGCTGCTGGTTCTTCGGCTACTGCAAAAGAGAACAAAGAGAAAGCGGACAACTTGCAAACTAAAGTAACATCCCTAGAGAGTGATCCATTCTTCGTTACTATTGACGGAGGTGGGCCTGTATTAGACGATACTGATATATTTGACGGAGGACAACCTGATGCCTAGTTTCACGAAGCGTATACAATTAAGAAGAGGAACCCGTACTGAGTGGCAAGAAGAGAACCCAGTGCTCCTAGAAGGTGAGGTAGCGATTGAATTAGACTCCTACCGCAACCGTATTAAGATAGGTGACGGCACGACTGCCTGGAACTCTTTACCTTACTTCTTAGATGCTCGTGAGGAAGAGGTAGGAGATTACGATGAATTTATTGAAGGCTTGACAGGTGATCCGTGATTTACTAACAAGTGTCACAGTTAACCAATTAAGCAAAACAAGATATGAGTGTATGGTATCAAATGGGACAAAGTGTTAGAAATTTACTAATATCTCTTACTAGTACGAGTAAAGCAATTTTAGACACCGAAAGTAATATACAAGCAAGGACAGACGATGAGTTAGGAACTATGGCTTTTGCCACTGATACTAATAAATTGTATGTATTTACTGACTCAGGTTGGGTATCTTCTTAATAGTTTTGACAATCAATAACCACTAACATAAAAATTACAAACGATGGCTAACATACTTCAACAAATAGGAACAACTGTTAAGTCGAAGTTGGACGAAAAGGTAAACAAGACGGACGCAGTTACAGACTTCTTAAAGTCTATACTTGGCTTCCCTCAAGAGACCGTTGCTCCTTCTGTAGACACAGCTGCAAACATAACGGCTAGAACTAGCGACGACACAGGCACGATCATGTACGGAAGCGACTCTACGAAGCTTTATGTATTTGACGGCAGTGACTGGCAAATCTTTAATAACAGTTAAACATGAGCGATATTACATTAATTAACGACAGCGAGCAATCATCGCTAGTTACTAACGGACTTGCTAAGAATGGTGAGTTGTATTTAAAAGCAGCGGGTAGTACTGATGCTGGAGCTGTCATAGTATACGATAGCGGAGCTTGGAGGACATTTGCTAATGAGTATAGTGCTTTTAGTAACGCATACAGCGTAAACCTTGACGGTAGTAATGACTACATCGATTTAGGCGGTGCGTCTGACTTCTCGTTTACTAATGGTTCAGGAACAGATACTGCATTTAGTATTAGTGCTTGGGTAAAATTAGATAGTGGTAATCGTATGCGTCTTATAAGTAAAGACACTAGCACATCATCTCGCGAATATTTATTTGGAACTAATAACAATAATAGATTTAATATGCTTCTCGGAACAGGTTCTGTAAACTTGGATATTCAAAATAATACTTCATTGAATACTACAGATTGGTTTCATGTTGTGGCTACTTATGACGGTTCTGAAACTGCCAGTGGTTTAAAAGTTTATGTAAACGCTGACGCTTCAAGTCTAACCGACTTTTCGTTAGGTTCATACACAGGTATGTCATCTACTGCAGGTAACCTAGAAATAGGGAGATTTGCAAATGGACACAGTTTTTTTAACGGTCTTATCGATGAGGTATCTGTATTTAACTCAGAACTTTCTGCTTCTGATGTAACAGCAATATACAACAGTGGCACACCTACTTCCTTAACATCTTATTCACCTTTAGGTTGGTGGAGAATGGGTGATAACGATAGTGGAACAGGCACTACAATCACAGACCAAGGTAGCGGTTCTAACGACGGTACGCTAACAAACGGCCCTACCTTCTCAACCACAATACCCTCTTGATAATTATGAGCGATAGACAATATGTTATAATAAACACTGCTGATGTTTCATCCGTAAACTTTGACGATGTGCTTGAGACTTCAGAAGATACACTAAGATACAACGTAGCGGGGGATGAAACCTTTGTTAAGTACGAAGGTCCTAAACCTCGTTGCTTGTATGGTAAGGATACACTGAGTCACTCAGCTATGCTTACTGTATTAAGTGGGGAAGCTTGGACTGCACCAGAGGAGGGACTATAAGACATGGCTAAACTAGACTTAATTACATCATCCACCCGTCCCGCTTCGCCAGCTGCTGGTAAAGCTTACTACGAGACGGACACTAATAAAGTTATCATTTGGGACGGTTCTGCTTGGACAGAGCTTGTTTCGGACGGTACTGCGTAACACATTGATTTTTTTATAATCACTAACTAACTAAATACTAATATGCCAGATACATCATCCATATTCTATCAAATCGGTCAATCGACCAAGAGTGCTATTGCAGCAGAAGAAACAAGAGCGTTAGCCGCTGAGGCTACTCTCCAGTCGAACATTACTGCTGAAGCTTCTAGTCGTGCAAGTGCCGATTCGACCCTTCAAGCTAACATCGACAGTGAGGCTTCTAGCCGCTCGTCTGCTGACTCTACCTTACAAGGTAATATTGACACAGAAGCAAGCAGCAGAGCATCCGCTGACTCCGCTATCCAATCCGAACTTGACGCTACTCAAAGTGGTGCTGGGCTTGGTGCTGGTGGTTCGTACTCCGCTAACTCCTCCACTAACTACATTACTTCGGTAAGTTCATTAGTTGGAGCCGACGAAGCTCTTGACGGACAAATCAAAACTAACGCTGACGCTATCGCTTCTGAAGCTAGCTCACGTGCCTCTGCTGATTCCGCTTTACAAGCTGAGATTGACGCTGAAGAAACAGCTCGTGCATCCGCCGATACAACTCTTCAAAGTAACATCACAAGTGAAGCTTCTTCAAGAGCCGCTGCTGATACTACCCTCCAAAGCAACATTGATGCTGAAGAGACTGCACGTCAAGCTGCTGACTCCACGCTTCAAACTAACATTGACGACGAAGAGACCGCTAGGCAATCAGCTGATACGACCTTACAGTCCAACATCGACGCTGAAGAAACTGCTCGTATTGCTGCTGTTAGTGGTGAAGCTACTGCCCGTGCATCTGCTGACACTACTCTTCAATCGAACATCGATTCCGAAGCTTCAACTGCACGTGCTGCTGAATCTGCTCTTGACGCTGCCAAAGCTAACCTTAGCGGAGCTTCCTTCACCGGAGATGTAAGCGGAACTAACCTTGTACTTAGCGGTAACTTAACTGTTCAAGGTACAACTACCTCCATCGAAACAACCAACTCCCAAGTTACTGACGCTATCATGCTTCTTAATGACGGAGCTGCTGGTGGTGCTAACAACGGTAACGACGCTGGTTTTATCATTGAGCGTGGTTCTTCCGACGACGGAAACATCGCTGTTGTATACGACGAAGGTGACGACAAGTTCGCTTTCTACAAAACCTCAGCTGGTGCTACTTCTACTGACATCAGTGGAGACGACTCATCTGCTTCCTTGATCGACGTTAAAGCAAACGACGTTGTTCTTGGAGACGGTAACAACCTTGGATCATTAGCTGACTTCACAGCTGCAATGTCCTAATATTGAATTAATAACACCTAATGAGTACGAAAGAGAAAAAGGACGATATGTCATATATATCTTTTCGTCTCAAACGGTCACAGAAGAAGGATGTGGCTGGCATCGCTAATAAACTCGGTGTCAGCTCATCCGCTCTTTTGAACACATGGATCACTAGGATACTCAATAATATGAACGGACTAGGTGATCACAGTGAAGAAATACCGAGAGATAATTAAAAGGATAAGTTTACTCATATCATACATTAAGGGGTGGTTCTTAGGAGCCGCCTCTTTTTGTTTACAAAGATAACAACCTTTATTACTATAACACTATGCTCAGTCATAAAGAGGGAAGTAAACTGCACGACAAGATTGCAGACGCATATAGGAACAGTATAGATATGATGGACGAACACGGAGAGTACAACGCTGCTCTACTTAACGGTGCTCGTCAGTTCCTGAAGGATAACAATGTTACTATGGACAGTGGCTTAGGTACACCCTTACAAGCGTTAAACAGTCAGATAGAAGCGTTACCATTTGAAGAAGAACAACAACATCGAGATACCGCCCAAGCTCAAGGACTTTAGAAACTTTCTATACCTAGTTTGGAAACACCTTAATCTGCCTGATCCTACACCGCTTCAATACGATATAGCGGAGTACATGCAACACGGTCCGAAGAGATCGTTAATCATGGCGTTCCGTGGTGTAGGTAAGTCCTGGGTATGTAGTGCGTATGTAGTACACCAGCTACTGCTAGACCCGTCTAAGAACATACTTGTTGTATCAGCCAGTAAGAATAGATCAGACGACTTCTCTACATTTACTCTGCGTATCATCCAAGAGATTCCTCTCCTACAACAATTAAAACCTAAAGATAACCAACGCTTCAGTAAGATTGCTTTCGATGTTGGCCCTGCTCCGGCAGCTCACGCTCCCTCCGTTAAGTCATTAGGTATAACATCACAGCTTACAGGTAGCCGGGCTGATATAATCGTAGCAGACGACGTAGAAGTCCCTAACAACTCAGCTACACAAGGAATGCGGGACAAGCTAGACGAACAAGTAAAAGAGTTTGAAGCTATCCTTAAACCCTTAGACACCTCTCGTATCCTCTTCTTAGGTACTCCACAGTGTGAAGACTCCATCTATAACAAATTAAGAGAGAGAGGCTACAACGCCCGTATATGGCCTTCTGAGTATCCTAACGCTAAAGAAGCTGCTTACAACTATGCTGGCGATCTAGCACCCCTTCTAGCGGACGCCATAGACGAAGACACTGTAGGTACTACAACAGAACCTCTTAGATTCTCTGACTTAGACTTAGAAGAACGTAAGATGTCCTACGGACGTACAGGATACGCTCTACAGTTCATGCTTAATCCTAAGCTATCAGATGCTGATCGATACCCATTAAAGATTAACGATCTTATTATAATGGATGTAGATGTAGACTTAGCTCCTGAAAAAGTAGTGTGGTCTAGTGACGACGATAACACAGATAGAGAACTACCTAATGTAGGACTCAGTGGAGATCGCTATAGACGACCTTCTAATACTGTAGGTGATATGATACCTTATACCGGTTCTGTACTCTCTATCGATCCCTCTGGACGTGGTAAGGATGAAACAGGTTATGCAGTAGTTAAGATGCTTAACGGTCAACTATACGTTCCCGATGCTGGAGGTATAAAAGGTGGTTACGACGAAAAGACGTTAAAGCATCTGGTCGCTATAGCTAAGGATAACAAAGTTAATAAAGTAGTTATAGAGTCTAACTTTGGTGACGGTATGTTTATGGAGCTTATAAAGCCGTTATTTAGAACAAGCTATCCAGTAACTATAGAAGAGGTACGTCATAACAAACAAAAGGAACTTCGTATAGTAGATACTTTAGAACCAGTTCTTAATAGCCATCGCTTAATCATCGACCCTTCTGTTATAACATATGATTACAAATCAGCTCTTACATATCCTATAGAACAACAAACCAGGTATATGCTAATGTATCAGCTATCTAGAATAACAAGAGATAGAGGTAGCTTAGTTCATGACGACCGTCTAGATGCTCTATCTATAGCTATAGCTTATTGGGTAGAACAAATGGCTAATGATGTAGATCAAAGTATGTTAGATCGTAAACAAGAACTACTACATAAAGAACTTCAGACGTTTACTGATAGCTTCCATAAGACTAATAACAAAGCTGTAGCTAACTTGTGGATGTGAGTCGCTCTACTGTTGTAGACACACCTATCCTTAAAAACGTGCGTTATAACGAAACCTTCAATACTTAAAACGTATAAAGCTGTTAGAGGTAACGATTGAAAGAACCAAGTAGCTATAGTAGCTTTACCGTTAATTACTTACTTCAGCTGTACTTACGCATGTGCTTTTACGCTTAAAGAGGACGAGCTAAGGAACCTTATAGATATAGCTATAGCTTATGAAACATCTAACGAAACGCTGTACTTACGTTGTACTTACGCCTTTACTTACGTAGGACTAATTATAACGATCTCAAGCCGAAGGAAAATTGTCAACCCTCAAAGTTAAATCACTAAGTAAAAAAAGTGT